TATAAAACCTGCGAAGCGTGTTGTCCTTGATAAAATCCATGACTTTTTTCGGAGAATCACGCACTACATCCGGGTTTGCATTTACAAGAAGTTTACGTTTATCAAATGTATTATGCTCATGCGAAAACACAAGAATCACCTTCATTGGATCCAATTGAACAAAGGGGACTGTATAATCTTTCAAAAATGCGCGCTCTTCGGCCAGGCATGCGTCATCGTTGTATCGATGTTGTTTGAGAAGTTTGCGTTTGAATGCGAATGTTCCAGCGGTTGCATGATTCGGCCCATACGGTCCAAACTTCTTCATTTGCCCGATATGTTTGAAATAAATATATATTTCGCTTGAACCGGCACATAATGCGTCGGGGTGTGTCATCAACATATGAACCGCATGAGAAACACGTTGTGGAGGATAATAGTCGTCGTCATCCATATAAACGAGAATCTCTCCGCGCGACTTTTCATGCAGTAAATTTCTCTTTTTTCCCAGTGTCATTTTTGTATCGTATTTAAAGTATTTCACGCGGGGATGTGATGACACGAGATCTTCAATCGGATCTGTACCATCATCAATAATGATCCACTCCATTCTGTCTTGTGGATAATCTTGGTTGTTGAAACAAGTAATCATTGCGTTTATAAATGGGCGGCGGTTGAAGGTTGGAGTGCAAACGCTGACAAAAGGGTACGCTTTGAAGTACTCGGGTGTTGACTTTTCAGGAATGCCAACTTTTCCTGCTGCTGCCGGTGCTGCAATGGCTCCCGTATTGCCTGACTTTTTTTTACCCATACTAACCTTTGTCTGTTGTCTGTAGTCCGTTGTCCTTGTTCCGTTGTCGTATAAATATATTAATTTATACGACAAATTGTTTATGTTGTTTCTATCCACTCCAGTTCTTCAGTGTGTCTACAAATTCCATAATACCCTGCCAATAATGCGTTAAATACAACACGAGTAACATAAGGATCACGATTGCCGCGACATTCAGATCAAGGTACTCGAATGCATAAAACATCAATGTAAGATTAAAGAAGAAGAATATGATCGGTACATGTTTTGCGTAGAGTTCGCGATATTCGTCCCACTGGAATAAGGGGTATATAAAGAATGTTCCGATAAACTGGAAGAGTTGAACGAAGAATGAGATGACAGGGAAAATACCGAATCCAAATGCCGTGAATAATGACCAGAGAGAACCGCCAATGAACTCTTTACGGTTATCAGTTTGATTCAAAATCATACCAATTACCGTTGTAAAGAATGGTCCACCCATCAACATAAACCCACCAAGTAAAATAAGAACAAACGGCATTAAAATAAAAATCAATGGTGAAACGACTTTGTATAACTCTTTGGGGATGTTTTGGTAAATTTTGGTAATGTATCCAAACAGTGCCAATAACATTGCGCGGTCAGATGAGAATGAAAAGATGTATGCGTTGTTCACCCATTGTTTGAAACGTGCCTTGATGAAATCCCAATTGAGAAGATTTACCTTGGTGATGCCTTCATCTACGCTTTCTTTTATCATATCCACTTCTTCTTTTGATAGACAAAACCACTTGAAGACGTATGTATCGAGAAGAATTGCCGCTTTCAAGTACAACTTTTCAGGAGTTTCTAACTTTGGATTATCAGCGATGCCGCCGAATTTATCGTCACACTCTTTTTCACATGCGCTGTATTCGTCCGTATAACAATATGGCCAACCTTCGCGTTCGGTAGGGAACAATTTTTCAAGATAAAGGCTATTGTTCTTTATACTTTCTGGGTTACAGTAAAAAAGAATGTTGACAGATACGATAGAAATAATCAATGTTTCGATGAAGAGTGCGAGAATACTAAGACCAAACTCTTTGAGTGCGGCAACATCAAATAATGATTTTGGTTTGGCTTTTTCTTTTGGTTTCTCATCTTTTTTGTCGTCTTTTTTGTCTTCGCCTTCTCCGTCGCCTTCTCCGTCGCCTTCGTCTTTGTCGCCTCCGAATGCTCCACCTACTTTGCTAAAAGTGCCGCCGCCTTCTTCCTCGTCGCCGCCTTCTTCCCCGGTATCTTTCTTTTCTTCATCCTCGTCGTCTGCCATTGTATACGTCAGGAGTTATATATACGAGAGAATATTATCACAACCACTTATCGCGCATACATTAAACCGCAATTTCCCGACGTGAATGTTAATATGTTGTATCGTTCTTCGATCAGGTGAAAATCATAACTATAAAGATAAATATTTACATTTGGTTTATTCATACCGATAATCTCTCGTGTATTCGGATTGCAAATCACTTTGACTTCGGCAGCGGTATCCAATGGCGGATAAATCGTCGAGAGTTCGAGTTCAATTTGGTTAAACTTACTCATATTGATCGCTCCGCTAGGTTGAAGGTCAAACGGATCTGAATTCAAACAAAAGTTGTAACAGTAAATGCCAGGTTTTGCATTTCCACGTGTGCGTGTATATTTTTCAACATAATTATAAATGCCTGCGTCTAGTAAATTCTCTCGATACTTCCCATTCAAAGAGATCCCGAGCATCTGTAAAATGTCGCGTTCATTCTCCGACTGAAAGTCGCCAGTAATATGAAGGCCAGTAAGACGTTTATCGCGTGGATTGATTCCCGGACCAATCCCATTTTTCGGACCATTTTTATCAAGATAGTAACGGTCATGAATAAAGTCAGGTCGGTTTCTCCATGCTTGCGTTTGAAGATCACTCGTTGCAGTAACCACTTCACTAAACATCGATGGTCGCCAATCATCATCGATCGGTGCTGGAATGATATCATATGGAAGGTAGTTGTACGGCCAGTTCGTATAATTACTCCATTCATTACGTAGATTGACATCGCTGCGTTGAAAGAACATTGTCCATGATGACACCATTCCCATCGAGTTCTCTATTTTCAGCTTTCGGCTTCCAGTAACATCATGGAATGTCCAGTCATAGTACGACTTGATCAAGTACTTTTGTTGGTTCGCGGCGAAGACTTTGGATTCATCATCCGAGAGAAAGCAATACGTCGCCATGAGATGTACATCGGCATTCCAGTCGGTTCGAAGACTTTGGTAGGTATTCATCGAGAGATCGATACTTGGAGGCGGGTATAAAAACCGCCATAACTGATGGTGCGGGTTGGTAAAGTCGGGTTGAATCACTGGCCAAAAGTTGGCGGGGTCCGTGACATCACGAATGGTAAACAGTTCTTTCACCGGACGTAATGTAACATCGATCTGAAGTTGATTGTATTGAAGACAAACAAGCGGAAACGCCATTTTCGAAGAGAGTGTAAACCACGAATTGATTGGAATGTATATTTTTCTTCCGCGAATCGACGGTTCTGCGCCGGCGGAGTTGCTTGTCCGGTATGCGTTGGGGTACTGATTGAGGCGCGCACCGGAACATCCAGGATTGTACAACTCTGGGACATGACCGGTCATCTGGTTATACAGTTCACGTTTATTTGCATCCAAGTCGCGTTCTACGATTGCCATTAAATTATTTCCAGTAAACCGTTGAAGTGTCATTCCGCCGACCGATATTACGATTTCCTTCACCATTTGTGTTCCTAAGTTCTCGATCCACCGAAATTCATACGGCGCCCACATGTCTTCTGCACGTGCAGGTGGATATATCGGGCTCCAAATTGACGGTAATGTTACACAGATATACGTATCCATAAGCAGCTCTGCATATCTCGGTATATAAAATGTAAATTTGGATTCTTCTGTGAGACGCAGTTTCTTTTGACCGTCGAAATCAATTCTAAACTTTTGAAGACCGAAATTTGTATATTTAAGATAGGTGCTTTTGAAAAATGACTTCTTAGGATTTCCATTTAAAATCACATTTTGATTGCCAGTAGCAATCAGGTTTAAAAGTCCACCTGTCATTTAGTATTTTAGTATTCTATTGGTTGATACTTCTACTTGTATTAACTTTATATAAAAATCACTCGTATATTTATATAGTCGTAGTATAAAAGTACTATTACATCGTAATAATGAAAGAATATAGAGTAGAATTTTTGTTTGTCGGGTTTATTATTCTAGGTCTGGCAGTATGGAAGATGTCTGAACTTGTTAAAACACGATGTGAGCAAAAGCAAATACGAGAAGGACTTTCAAATAAGAATACGGCGACAACGGCAAAACCACCGCCACCATCGGCACCAGCGGCACCACCGGCAAAACCGCCCTCCGCCCCCGCAGGTGGTTCATCTGATCCGGCAACACAAAAAGTTCTTACAGAAGCTAAGAAAATCATCGACAAAAAGAAAACCGAACCACTTTCCACAGAACAGTTTACAACATACACATCACAGCATGAAATGACGATTCATCAGCGTCAAAAGGCCGCAACTGCATTAGATACAGGAGTAGGATTACACATACTTCCTGTGCCAATTGTAAACGACACCATCGCTGAGACGGCTGCTCCTGTATCATCCTCCATCAAAGAAGGAATGGAAAACGAGAACCCCGATGCAGATTCGAAAGAAATAATTGACAGAAACTTAACATCCATCAACGCGAATGACAGTCAGTCAAAGTTCAAGTTGCGCGATTATTACATTAAAGCTGCATACAATGCATTCAATCCGGACAAGTTCAAGAATTCGAATGTTAGTATGGAGGCGCTTCTGTACGTCATCGCGAGAGGATGTCGCTTCATCGACTTTGAAGTGTTTTCAGTTGAAAACGAACCCGTAATCGCGTCATCGTCTGTGAATTCATTCAACTACAAAGAAACATACAACCATATTCCAGTGTCAGATGCGTTCGAAGTTCTCGGCAGCTATGTATTCTCCGGTTCAAAATGCCCCAATCCAGGCGATCCATTTATTATTCATATGCGTATCATGTCGAAAAATATTACAATGTACGACAAGCTCGCAAAAATAATTTCACAAAGCAAGTCAGTTGCCCGATACTTACTGGGTCCAAAATATGGACGCGAATACCAGTCCAAAGATTTAGGCAATGAGAATCTTCTTGATTTCAAAGGGAAAATCATATTGATTGTGGATGGAACGAACCCACTCTATCGAAAAACCAAGTTATTTGAATTGGTGAACATGAGTTCAAAGTCACTTTTTCTATCGAAGTATACGTATTTTGGAGTGAAAAATGTGGGTGATCCGCAAACATTCAAAGACGCAAACAAGAAAAATATGTGTCTGGTTCTTCCTGAGAAAGGTGGTCGACCCATCAACGATGGGCATAATGGACCTTTTACGTGGGGATGTCAAATCGCCGCAATGTGTTTCCAGGAGGAAGTTCGCGATGAAAAACTGAAAGCGTATGAGGATAAATTTGCGTCGGTTGGATATGCATTTATTCTCAAACCGGAGGATTTGCGTTATGTACAGATTGTTATTCCTCCTCCCAAACCGCCCAATCCCAAGGCGTCAATGGAAGCGCGACCTGCAGAGGCGGCTGGAGGTGTCAAACTCACAATATAATTACTCGGATTCCCATAAATTATCTAATGATATGATAAGATTATCATATTATTAATATTATTAGATCAAATGCCGCATAGTCATCACAGCCACGCGCGAGGTGATACGTCTGCAGATGTTTCGTATGATGAAAAGGAACTAGAGATTCTGCGCGAAGCAGTTGACCTCGTTGAGAAAAAGAAGGGTGAAGCGGTTACACAAGATCCCAAAGTGAAAAAAATCATCTCGATTGTCGAAGAATTCATTGCAAACAAGAAACTCGTTTGTTATGGTGGAACTGCAATCAATAACATTTTGCCGGAAGATGCTCAGTTTTACAACAAAGACCTTGAGCTCCCAGATTATGATTTCTATTCAGATAATGCGTTAGATCATGCGAAAGAACTCGCGGATATTTATTACAAGGCTGGATATGAAGATGTTGAAGCAAAATCTGGTGTTCATCATGGAACATACAAGGTGTTCGTGAATTTCACGGGTATCGCTGATATTACACAAATGGAGCCTGCATTATTCAAAGCAATCTCTCGAGATGCGGTTATAAAACAAGGAATACGGTACGCTCCACCGGACTTTCTTCGTATGGCAATGTATCTCGAACTCTCGCGTCCAGACGGCGATGTCTCGCGATGGGAGAAGGTTCAAAAACGATTGACTCTTTTGAACAATCATTACCCATTGAAAGGGTACGACTGTGATAAGATTGAATACCAACGTGGGTTTGATGGTGCGACAAAATCAAATACAGGAGAGATCAGTGTTTCGAAGACTCGGTCGCGGTCGAAGTCCCAGTCCCAGTCGCGGTCGAAGTCCCGGTCGAAGTCCGTAAAACGAGGTGGTGGTAGAAGTGTACAAGCCCTCAAACGTAAAGCGATCGGCGGTATCATTCGGAAATACCATCATCTAGGCGGATATTTGAAGCACTTGTATTTCAATGTTCCATCGCATGAAGAAACAGTTGGAGACTTTAAGTACCATGTTGAAGAAGACAAACTGACAAAACGGTTTCGTTTGATGGCAACATATGAACGCTTACTTGGAAAAGACGATGAATTCGTGTTGTATTCTATGAAGAAACGTGCCCTGGATGATGACGCGACACCGAGCGCAAGCGCAAGCAGGAAGAGGACTCCGAGTCCAAGTCCGAGCCGAAGCAGGACTCCGAGTCCGAGCAAGAGCGCAAGCAAGAGCAGAAGCCCGAGTCCAACGTATTCCATGAGCAAGTCTAGTCTTTCGTATTCAAGCAACCGAGAGAAAGAGTTGGCTGAATCGGATGTGTATCATATTGTTCGTAGTGTATTCATTAAAAATCGCGCAGTATTTTTTGGAGGGTATGCAAATCTATTGTATTCTAGGTACATGCCCAAACACCAGCGTCGTATTGTCCAGAAAATCCCCGATTTTGATGTTCTCTCGGAAAACCCGCGCGATCTTTGTGAAGCAGTTGTCCGTGAACTCACCGCCCATAAATATACCGATGTCAAATATACCAAACATGCCGGAGTTGGCGAGGTCATTTCCGAGCACTATGATATTCGCATCGGCGAAGAAGTGGTCGCGTTCCTGTATAAACCGCTTGCATGTCACAGTTATAATACAATAAGGATCGATAATGAATCGATTCGTATTGCTACCATTGATACGATGTTGAGCTTCTATCTGGCGTTTATTTACGCTGATCGCGTGTATTATGACATCAACCGCATCTTGTGTATGTCACAGTTTCTCTTTGATGTTCAGCAACATAACCGGTTGAAACAAACAGGGCTACTGAAACGATTCAGTATCAACTGTTATGGAAAACAGCCGACATTAGAATCGATGCGTTTCGAGAAAACGGAAAAATACGAAGAACTAAAAGGAAAACGTGGATCACGCGAGTTTGAAGAGTGGTTCTTACGGTATATTCCGTATGAACATGCTGGAAAGAAAAAGGCATCTAAGACTCGCAAGCGCAAGAATAATTAAAATCCTTCACCTAATTTATTCAATACTTTCATAATGACGAAGAATATCAGTGCAAACATCGCGCTTGTCGCGGTTAATCCGATCATTTTGAAGTTTCCATCTTCTCCAAACAACGAGGGCAGGAAGTGGAGAAGTTGTGCGCGAAAAATAGGCATCTGGAATATAAAGTACATAACGCCAACAAGAATCGGCATTTGAATATCGTAATAAATCGCTTCCAGGGTGTCT